TTCAGGCCGTCGCGAACTGCATTTCCGAGTTCGGGTTCCGCTCCCCGATCATCGTTGACGCGGACGGAACCATAATCGCAGGCCATACCCGATACAGGGCGGCACAGTCCTTGGGATTCGCTGCGGTGCCGGTGGTCTACGCCACCGATCTCACGCCCGAACAGGTCAACGCCTACCGTTTGGCTGACAACAAGACCGCCGAGCTTTCGGAATGGGACGCGAAACTGCTTGCGATGGAGCTTGACGGCCTGGCGGGCATCGACATGGAGGCGTTCGGGTTCACCGCGAAGGACTTCGAGTGTTTCGCGGTCGACTTCGCGAACCAGGAAGGCATGAGCGAGCACACGGACGAGTACGACGAGTTCGTGGAGAAGTTCAAGCCGAAGAAAACCACAGACGATTGCTACACGCCGCCAGAGATCTACGACGTCGTGAAGGATTGGGCGTGCGGGAAGTACGGCATTGACCCTTCGAAGATCGTCCGACCGTTCTACCCTGGCGGCGACTACCAGGCGATCGACTACTCGGGCGGCAAGGTCGTCCTCGACAACCCGCCGTTCTCCATCCTCGCCGAGATATGCGATTTCTATCAGGAGAACGGCATCCCATTCTTCCTTTTCTGCCCGACCCTCACGGCGTTGAGCGGCAGGCGAAACGTCATGACGCTGTGCCATATCGTGTGCGGCGCCGCCATCACCTACGAGAACGGCGCGGTCGTCAACACGTCGTTCATAACGAGCTACGGCGGCGACGTTGTTGCGATGACGGCGCCCGACCTTCGGAAGCTGGTAGAGGAAAAGGACGAAGAGCTTCAGAAAGCAGGCAAGGTCGAGCTTCCGAAATACGAGTACCCCGACGAGATCGTCACCGCCGCGATGATGCAGAAATGGTGCAAGTACGGAGTGGATTACAGCGTCAGCTCGTGCGACTGCGCGCCGATTTACGCGCTAGACGCACAGGGTGAAAGCGGCAAGGCGATATTCGGCGGCGGGCTGATCCTGTCGGAACGCGCAGCAGCCGAACGCGCAGCAGCCGAACGCGCAGCATCCCAGAGATGGGCGCTGTCCGAACGCGAGCGCGAGATCGTGAGGTCGTTAGGTCGCGCAGATGGTTAGCGATAACCGAGAGCGCGCCGAGGCGATATGCGCAGGCGTTCCCGAAACGCTGCGCGACCGCGCGATCGAGCTTGCCGAAAACGTCCTGTGGATGGAGGCCAAGCTCGCCGAGGCGCGAAAGGCCATCGGCAAATCGTCCGTGGCGATCCCCTACGACAACGGCGGCGGGCAGCGCGGCATCCGCAAGAACCCGGCGTTCGACGGCTACAACTCGCTCATGTCGAGCTACACGAAGGCGCTGAAGCAGCTCTGCGAGATGCTGGGCGTGCAATCTGACGAGGATGGTGACGATGACCTCGACGCGATCATCGCGGCTTCGGCGAAGACGCGGAAGGCAAGAGCCGACTAGGCTCGTCGTGCCCGAGTCATCGGGCAACCGTTTCTCCGAGCTGGAGGCGTTCGCCGATGCGGGCGGGCTGATGCTGCTCGACTGGCAGGCGCTGGTGGTCGAATCGTGGATGGGCGTGGACGCGTCTGGCATGTGGTCGGCGAAGGTTTGCGCCGAGAAGGTGCCGCGCCAGAACGGGAAGACCGAGGGCACCGCCGCACCGCGCATGGGATGGGGGGCGTTCGCCCTTAACGAGCAGGTGCTGTACACATCGCATCTGCAGAAGACGTCCACCGAGACATTCGAGGGCATGGCGGCGTTCTTCGACCAGCGGAAGTTCCGCAAGTACATCAAGGCCGTCAGAACCGCCATCGGGCGCGAGTCGATCGAGTTCAAGAACGGCGGTCGCGTGAAGTTCCTCGCGCGCACGCGCAACGGAGGGCGCGGCCAGCACGCCGACCTGCTGGTGTTCGACGAGGACCAGGAGCTGACCGACGAGCAGCAGGCGAGCTTCCTCCCGTGCCTGGCGGCGTCGCCGAACCCGCAGCGCATATACCTCGGCACGCCGCC